ATACCCCTGTGAAGCCTTGCTTGTCAAGGAAGTTACTGTAGGAATTATTCCGATTAAGAAGACGGCAAAAGCAACCACTGCACTAATTTGCCATCTAAATCTAGATAACTCTTCCAATTTAACATTTATCTTATCAAACTTATCTGCAATTTGTTGATGTTCTTTATCGTTATCTTCCTTCATCTCATCAATCATCTTTACGATAAGATCATCATTCTTCATACTTTGTTCAATTCTCTCATCGTGTTTTGCAAGAATCGTAGCGATACGAGAATTACCTTCGGATATTTTATCAACCGCTGATTCTAACTTTGCAAGCATTTCGCGGGATAGGTCTTCATAAATACCGAGTTTAGATTCAAGAACCGCCAGCTTTGATTCTTGGGAAAACATTTTACTTTCTCTTTTTCTTAAAAGATCTTAAAAGTTTACTATATGATGGTGGTAATCTTCTCATAATTTTAGATCTACCATCAGGAATACCTATGATTGGGTCAAATCCAGCAACCGGTCCTTTTGGATCTGCGGAACCCGTAAACCCTCCAGTACCAACAACCATACCTTCTTCCATAAGATTTTTGATAATCTTAATTGAATTTTGTAGAATGTGGTCTTTCATATTCGATTTAACTCTCTTAGACAATCTTCATCTGAAGGTACTTGATGTAATGCTGATACTGGATATTCAGGAAGTCTTCCGAGATATACTACAAAACTTTTAACAACAGGCCACAAATCTCGATCTATTTTAAAAAATAATAACGGAGTAGTAGCTTCCCCAAAAACATTATAAAGAATAATAAAGTGATTTATAAGTAGATGAGACTTCAAAATACCAGTACTTTTATACCTTTTTAGAAGTCTCTTTATCCACTTAAATCTTTTTAAGTCTTCATAAAAATCATCTTGCGTTACCGCATGAGGATTTTCATAATGTTTTATTGCAAACATTATATATTGTTTGACCAGGAATTACAAGAGTTTCTGCAACGGCACCTGTCGTAAATGCAAATCCAACGGTCTTGTTTGCAGTAGCTGTAGTAGCGTAAGCAACTAAAGTACCAGAAACTGAACCAGTTACGTTAAGGGTAGCAGCTAGATTCTTAACATCTACTTTCTCGTTGTACTGAACATAAACGGTTCCAGTAGAAGATGTTGAATATCCAGTTGCACCAAAGTATACGCGAACGATAGTTGCGTTACCAAGACCAGCAGTTGTACTACCAGCACCAGCTAGTCCACCGATTGCACAAAGCACCTCTTCATTACCATCTGCGTGTCTGATAACCCAACCTCTTTCATCAGCAAAACACTCATTGAGATCATTAGCTGGTTTATCGCCTGCGCGTAACCACTTAGGTCTTGATTCGTCTGAAGTAGAATTTCCCCAAAGAGGCATCGGTTTTCTCCAATAACCATTCAGATATAGATAAGAGCAATCCAAGAAAAATGGTAACTCCCCAATTAGTTACTAAACAAGTAATCATGCTTCAGTCTCTTCCGGTTTGAAGAGAAGAATTTTGACTGTCTGTAGAATTTGATCATCAATACTGTTATCTGTTGATTTCACATATTTTTCAAGAAGAGAAATAACGAGATTTTTAACTGCTGGATGTGTAGCGATTTGTAGAAGAACTGGTTTTACTACGGCAACAACTGCTCCCATGATGACCTCTATGTATAGGCAGCCGTATTTATAATTTTTGTTCAAAAAATTTAGGATCTATTTCTTGCAATTCATCTTTGACTTGAAAAACGACGTTAATCATTTTTCTATCATATAAAGAATTCCTTGAACTTACAAAATGCCATCCAGAAGGCGTGTGGGGAAGAATGACATTTCTATTTTGAATATATCTACACCTAACAACATCACACATCGTATTATCTTTTTTTAAGTTAGTAATATGAATATTTCCTTCTGAACATGTATCATCTGGATGTTTGAAATAGACCATACTTTGAAATATCTTTTTCTGATCATCTACATGAACTTCCATTCCATTCTTACCAACAATTTCCTTATCAATGAGAAATATAAAATTGTATTGCACGTCCGAATTACTATTTGAATCCCCGTAAGTGTAGTTTCCAGACTTTATTTTTTCAAAAAGTTTTGGTCTCCATTTCAAAAAAACATCTTCCATGAGATAAAATGTAGACTCAAAATATTTTTTACTAATGTGATATTCTATAAAAGTTTTCCATTGGACATTAAATTCCATATCACTCAATAAAGAAACTTGATATTGCAATGATTCATTATTGGTATATGGAATCATACTAGATTTAGTTGGAAATGATCTTTCCAACTGTTCATAATTATCACAGTAATCATCATTTTCTGTAGAATCCGGAAGTTCGGTCTTGATAATAATATCTTTAGCAAATTCCAATCTATTCTTCAACCAATCTTTTGATTGTAATCCTAGTTTCTTTTCACTCGCATCAGTGGTACGACTTTCAGGAGTATCAATCCCAGCAAGCCGAATGCGTTTAGTGAGAGATATGTCAAAACCCAAATCAATATCAGCGTCAATAGTGTCCCCATCGACTACCTTATGGACTGAGCGAATACGGTATATGTATGGATCTTTATTTGACATTAGAAAGGAAACTTAATACTCCCAGTATTTAGTTTGGGAATTGGTAGTTTTTCGAATGCCTTAGTAACTTGTTTTTCTACAACAGCACCAACAAACTGTTCTGGATTGTCAAGAATCTTTTGTGCCTTTTGATATGTAATATATGCTCCTACGCCAATTGCGGTACTAATACTCAGACTTGTCAGGGATAGAATTAGACTTAAATGTTTCATCTTTCATTTCCTCATGAGCTAACCGAAGTATATAGTAAATTACATATGCAGTAAAGATAAGTCCAGACCCAAGTATAATCAATACACCCCAAGGAAACTCACTCATCTCTGTTCCACCACCAACAACAAATCCACTTAAAAGAACTCTTCCACCAGTGAAAGAAGTTGCAGTTGTATCATATTGAGTAATTGCATCTGGGTTTGCGTGATCAGTAAATGCTGCACCGACTAGAGTTGGGTTCTCAACTAGTCTCCAGAAGATGTTAGTATTATCATTAGTAGATACTTGAAGTGACCTTGGAATTACAACACCACTCAACATATTTGATTTAAGACGAATACTAAGAACTGGATAATAAGTATTCGCAACAGACATCGTAGTTCCAGTAAGAGCATTGCCCTGACTGACAAGAGTTCCAAGTTTTTCTGGTTCTCCTTCCTGAATAAGAGAATTAGAACCCTGATAAAGGTAATGAGTTCCTGCAACACCAGTTACATTTTCAATTTCACAACGAATTGGTAGGAATGGAGTAGAACACCAAACATATGGATTGGTATTTGAGTTATCAAATGTATGACTATGAATTGTTTCATTCTTCATTAACCAATTAAACTGAACAATTCCTGCACCATACCATTCATAGTTAATTGAAATCATTTGTTGTTTTGTTGGATCTGCAACAACACCTGTATATCCATCACCACCAAACTTTTCACCATTCCAATTATCTCTGGTTACTCTAGTTTCTGTAGTAATTCCAGATGTACTACTGCGAATTACATATGAATATGTTCCACCATCGTCCTCAAAGTATGCACCGTTATAGTCATCAAACAGTCCAAATCTTCTGCGAATTCCTACCTTTGGTTCTTCAAGACGAATAGCAAATGCAAGAGTTGCACCCCTACCAGGAATGTATCTCATTACAGTCCTAGTTTGACGAATGACTTTACTCCCTGCAGTAGATCCAACTTGCATCACTACATTACTGGATGATGCGTTGTGATATGCAGTTCCAACTCCAACTATTCTTTCATCCCATACATCACTCTCTTTTCCGTACTGGAAAGTATTAAAGAAGACTGTTTGGTACGGAGCAACTTTAAGTCTGTTGTTATTAGAAAACTGAGGTCTCCAGTCTGTCTGGTTTCCCCAGTGATCTGCAATATTAAAAACTTCAAAGAGACTTCTCTCTTGATTTAGATAGTCCTGTTCATTCTTATTCCACTGAGCCATTATTCACTCCAAGATAGTCTTTCTGGTTGATACCTCTGAGTATTCTTAATTTTTACCCTCTACTTCCAAACGATACATCTTTCCTTCCCAAACTACATCAGCAAAGAAAGACTCTCCTACTGGTTCTGATTGTGGTTCGGAACCATTGATATAAAGGTTTCCGTTGAAGTCACCAGCAATGTTAATTGCTTCCGATAAAAATTGATTGAATGATTTCATTAGTTACAGTTCCAACGACGAAGGGCTTTGTTGATTCTTGAATCTGGATCTCGTGCAGTTTCTGCACTAGTTAGTCTCTTTTTCATACCTTCCATTCTGCGGCAAAAGGACTTACGGCGTTCAGCCCTTTTGCCCGCAGGCTTTTTTTCAGTTACTGCAGTCTGAAGTTTTGAACCTGGATTTTCACGACGATAAGCATCTACAGCTTTCTGACTGAGACCATCGGTTTTATCTTTACGATTAACTGACTGCCAATCTTCCTTAACTCCAATCATCACAATCGGATTTCTAACTCCAGCGGATCTCATCTTAGTTTTTGTTAGATTTACTTTAGTTGGTAAATCTCTCATATCCTTTTTTGGAGTTTCATTCTCTTTTTCGTCACATCCACAACCTTCACTCATGTTTGGATTGATTTGAATTTTATTTTTCTTTTTAGAAACATCAATTACTTTTTTTTTATCCGTTGCAGAGGAAAAATCTTCTACTTCAAATAAAAAATCTTTTCTCCAATCATGGAGTTCTTCTTTTGTGACTTCTTTTTTATTTTGTTTGTTTAGTTCTCTTTTTGTCTTTGCAATTTTAAATGCAGCTGCGCCCAATTGAACTCCACCTTTAACCATCTTACCAATATTACTTGCAACTTTAGTTGCAGCTGCACCTTCGGTATCTTTAGTAGATATTTTTTGATATTCTGGTCTATCTACAGATTTTTTGGATGATTCAATTTTTTGTTCTAGTTCTCTTTTTCTATTTTTTTCTGCTTCCTTTTTCTTTTTTTCTAGAGCCTCAGCTTTTTTCTGAGCTCTCATTTTATCTTCCCTTTTAGTTCTTTCTTTTCTAGCTTCAGCTTTAGAAGCGGCCTTTTCTCTTTCAGTTTGTTGAAGAATTTTTGCAGCTTTTACTCTCGTGGCACCCCTAACTCTCTCAGCTCTTTCTACCCCAGTAACTTTTCGTTTACCTTTTTCTGGTTCTTCCTCAGTTTCTTTAGGCTTTTTTGATTTTTTATTGTCATCGTCTCCACGAATATCCGCAAGAAGATCGTCAAGTTTACCTTCACTTAATGGAGAAAATTCTAGGATCATTCTATCAACTAAAGATAACTCTTCTTTAGTCTCCTCCTTTTTTTCAGGGAGTCCTGCATGTTTTGTCTTTGCAAAATCTCTTGCAGATTTCTTAGTCATTCCCTCTGCAGCCTTTGCAACCTCTGGAGAAGCAGGAGTTTCACCTTTCTTAGCAGCATAAACCATACCCATGAATCTCTGTTGAGCTCTACTTAGAGACTTCTCTGTAAGATATCCCTCACCCATTGCCTTCTGTTTACGAAGTTTCTTAGGATTCTTTGTCTTGTCTGCAGAGTAGTTATTATCATCCTCATTATCAGGATCTACAGCACTACGATGTCTTGTGCGTCTTTCCTCATCATCCATGTTTGCACGACTTCTCTTTGCTTCATCTGGAGAATACTTTCTACCACTGTTGTACCATTCCTTACCTACATGACCTCTCTTCTCAGCATCAGCAGAAGCTTCTCTACGCTTATTCTTCTGACGATTTGCTTTGAAATCTTTCATGGTCATACCTTCTTCGATTTCAGTCTCTTCTTTTTTCACTCCTCTTCTCTCTTCATGTTCAGCTCTACGAGCCCTTTGTTGACCTCCACCTAATGCAAGGGCACCACTTGGATTGTCATATCTTGCAAGTCTTGCTGCAGATCTCTTATGTTCTGGAAGTTTCTTATCTGCCTTACCTTCATCAACAAGGTCGCCTTCGGGTTCATAAGATTGACGAAGTTGTTTCATTGCATCGTTAAGTGCATTGTTACGTTTTTGCATTCCATATGCAGCACCAGCAATACCTGTTCCAGGATTTTTAATCTGTTTTCCTTTATTTGCAGCATCTACTCCAGATTTCGCAGCATCTTTAGCTCTCTTAATTGCAGCACCAGCAGCAAGAGCTCCACCAAGAGCAAGTCCGCCAGCAATTAGTGGTGCAATCTCATCAATCTGTTCTACTTCTTCTTTCGCTTGAATAATCTTACTTCTTACCTTTCTGCGATTTAAAAGATATTTGTCAGTCTTATCATGATCTCCATCATTATCAATATCCTTATCTTCTTGACCAACAGCATCCAGTTGTTTCGCTTCTTCTACTTTCTTCTTCTTGTCTGCAGCAATGGCAGCTCCAACAGTAGCTCTCCTCTTCTTAAGATAACTATCAGAACTATCGGAATCACCATCATTATCCACATCGTCATCTTCATGACCAACTGGATCCAGTGATGCAATCTTAACACCGGTATAACTTTTAACTTCTTGTCCTGGAGTTAATGATTGGAGATACTCCCTATATTCATCTGTACCGATTTCATGGGGGTGTTCAGTGAGATCTTTTAACCAAGACTTGAACATAACTCCGTCTTCAGTTACACAAATGACATAGTTAGTTCCTCTACGAATTACTTCACCTCTAAGGCCTGTATTCATATTTTCAACGATAGATCCAACTTCATAGATGTGATCAACTAGGTATGCATCTCTAAGACCCTCTTCATCAAATTTAGGTGCAACTTCCCAAATTTCCGTCTGTTCATTAATTCCCATAGATCTACGAAGAACATTAAAAAGTTCCATCTTTTCAGTGTTACCCAGAGTATCAGGAACACCTTTCGCAAACTTTTTAAAGTCACCTTCTGCTGCAGCAAGACGAAGTTTTGAAGCAGACATTCCTGTTACATCATCAGAGTCTGGATCTCTTTCTCCTGCAGAAACTACTTCAAGTTGATCATAATTATAAAGTTCCCCATTATACTTATGACTCAAACCTTGAAACTCTCCGAGTCGGTCTTGGCCCACCATGATGATCATATTATTATGACCTTCTTGATTTGCACCCGTCAATACATTAAAGATTGTTTTTGCTCCCTTGTCGTCAATAATACTATCTGCATAATCTGGGAACATCTGACGCATATATGAAATCTTCATTTGTGGAGTCAAAGGATTTTTCTTAGCATCATGAGAACGAGAAGGATAAACTCTCAATTCATATCCTCTCTTATCAGCTTCCTTTGCAGCACGATCTAAAAGTTTTTGATGACCAATTGTTGGTGGATTAAATCTACCAAACACCACAACAACTCCTGGAGTTTCTGGAACTGGTACTTCTGCAGGTTGTTCTTCTGTCGCTGGTGCAGATTGTTGTTCTGGTGAAACTTGTTGAGAATTTTGTGTCTGTTGTGGGGAGGGTTCTTGAACAACAGACTGAGTTGCAGTCTGTTTAGATGAGATTGATTTAGTACTTGGTTGAGATGGGGAATCTTTTTGTCCTGGAATATTATCACTACCAAAGAACTTTAATTTACCAGCCACAGTTTTTGCAACAAACTCACCATTTTTGTCATACCATCCGCCATGACCATCTCCGGTCAAACCAAGTCTCTTGGCTTCTGTAGATGCAGAAGTTTCTCTAGCTTCAGTGAGGAACTGCGTGAAATTCTTCATTATTAATTGAGTTAGGATTCCTTAACCATAAAGGTATTTATTATTTTTCCTTCGGTGCATAGGCCGCAGGACCGGCTTCAACATAGAATTTTAATTCTTTAATTTGAAAATCTTCCCCACTTCCTGCAACTCTTTTTTTAAATCTTAATTGAAACAATTCCTTGTTTAATGGCTTAATAATAAATTTTAAATTATCTCCACTTTTTTGTACATCTATTGAGGATGTTTTTTGTTGAAGTTCATTTATATAATCAACAGTAATTTCTTTTATTTTTGTTTTGTCAATATCAACAACATTAGCTAAATCCGAACCAAAAGTCATAGATTTAAATAGTTCAAAAGCCTGATCCTTAAAAGTAGAATTCCTAGAAGCATCTTCAAGAGATTCTAATGTCTCTTTATACAATTCTTTAATAGTGTCTACTTTTAATTTCTTTTCTAAAGGGGTTCTTGCTTGTGCAAGTTGTTCTCCTAATATTTTTCTATATTTTGTTTCATTTGGAAGTGAGACTCCGAATCTTTTTACAATGTCCATCATCCCATTAAAAGGACTAAGATTAGCCAAAGTTTTACTTCCAGACTTTAAAGAAAAACTCAATGTTCTATCAAGTTGTTTCTTACCATTCATAGTTACGGAAACTTCCAAATCTCCCTTTATATCTCCACCAGAAGATTCTCCAGCAATACCGTCAGCATTAATAACAATATCAACAGTATCAGATTTATTATTTTTAAGATAACTATCCTTAGTTCTTTTTATCAGATCTTGATAATGTGTTTTGGTAAAAGTAATTAAATTATCTATTTTTCTATCAATATTTCCTACATCTGAACTTTTTTCATAGAGTGGTGCATAGTTGGGTCCAAATGCCATATTCGTTGATTCATATTTTAATCTAATAATCAATGTAACTTTAATTTGATCCTGAGGACGACCATCTTTAAATTCTCTTACTACTATTTCAGATCTACCATTCTTAAAAATACCAGGATCTATTTGTCTTCTCCACCTATTAACATTCGATTTATTAATCGTACCATTTGCAAACAATTCGGCAAGACAGATGGCAAATACGCCCTCCATCACATCTCCTTCATTTAATTTTGCCATAGGTACTAAAAAACCCTTCCAAATATTTATGGAAGGGTTCAAAACTATTCCCGCTTCCTCAAGACTCATTTCAAGAACTACTTTAGTACTCACAGATCATCCTCCGAACGATTTTCAGAATAATAAACATCAAAAGATCCCCCTGGATAACGTTTCTCAAGTTTAGTTACGTTACGAGCAACAACTTCATCAATAGTAACTTCAAGTGCCATGCAAGCTTGTGCAACATACCACATAATGTCACCAAGTTCAATAATCAAATGTTCTTTATTATCTACATTCCAGGGTTTACCTTGGAAAATCATTTTCTTAATAATTTCCAAAAACTCACCACCTTCAGCATTGATACCAACACCAGCAGTAAGCAGTCGTTCAATATTGGCACCTTTTTCATCAAGTTCTACAAGACGATTGGAAAGGGCAAGGAAATCAGTAGATGCGTCGGAGGTTACTGCATCAACAAATTGTGTATATTTGTTAAAATCAACTTTACTCATTAGAATTTAAATCCCTCGAATGATTTTTTAGGTCCAGTTTTCTTTTCCTCATAAGTATTCTTCAGTACCAATAAGAGCAAACATAAGGTCTGCAGTAGCAGGAAGACCGAAAGATTCGGAAGTATCAGTTAGTTCAACATCAGAAGATCCATAACCACTTCTGGTAGTTTGTGTTGCACTCACAATAGGTAGATTGAACTCCACTGCAAGACCACGAAGTTCTTCGGCAATAGCTTTAATATAAGAATAAGAATTGACTGAAAGATTTCCCTTATACCTAGAAGAGGCACAAATATTAAGATAGTCAATAAAAATAATATCAGGTTTGAATGACTTCTTAAGAGCAAGTTCATTCAACAATGATTTAAAGTGACCACTGTGAGCAGATGCAGTAGGATACTCTTTAATAATCAAAGTACCCTGAGTTTTCTTAGCAATATTACTAACTTTATTCTCGAACATCTGACGAGGAAGATTAGTAATCTCTTGGATATTCACATTCAAAAGATTCGCATCAATCCTTTCCGCAATTCTCTCTTCAGCCATCTCCATAGTAATATAGAGAACATTGCGACCTTGTAGGAGAGTAGAAGCAGCAAAGTGACACATGAATAGAGACTTACCAACACCAGTGCCTGCAAGAGCAATGTTGAGAGTTTTGTTAGGAAGACCACCCTTTGTAATACGGTTGAAGAATTCCAAATCGAAAGGAATTTTGTCTTCTTTCTGGTGGTAGAATTCATATCGTTCTTCATAATCATGAAGATAATCGTGACCTACGTTTGTATCAAAACTAACTGCAAGTGCATCGGAAAGAATAGATGGAATTGCATCTTTAGACTTCTTGGAATCCTTACCATCAACGATCGCAATAGATTCCATCAATGCCAAATAAATGGCTTTATCACGACACCACTTTTCAGTAGTATCACACAACCAAGATGTATCTAGGAGAGATTCTTCGAGATTGAAAATATATTCAGTAACTTCTTTATACGAGTTTTCATTTAGATCAGTACGATTCTCAATCTCAACATGAAGAATTTCTTTTGTAGGAAGTTTATTATAATTAAAAATAAACTTACAGATCTCCTCAAAAACTACTCTCTCAGCGTAATCTGTAAAGTATTCAGTTCTGATGAAAGGCAAAACCTTCCTAGAATATTCTTCATTAAATGCGAGACTCCTGAGAATAGTAGTTTCAACCCTTTCCATTAGTAATAGTGACAATAAGTGGACATAATATACTTGACTCCTTTATTGACTCGCAATCCCGCATGAGGGTACTGCCAAGTAGGAGGAAACACCATAACTGATCCTTGTTTAGGAACAATCTTTTTATTGTGATGAGGAAACTCAGTTTCACCACCAGTGAAATCATCATTCAGATAATACAAGAAAGCTAGATATCTTCTTGCAGATGCGTGATCTTCAACATCAACATGAATATCAAACCTATCATGACTTCTGGAATGATATTTCTTAATACGAAACTCTTCTAGAAAGAGTCGTGGTGGATACCATCTAGTGTAATCCGAGAACTCTTTTTTGTAAAGGTTAAGTACACCCATAGTAACTTGAGATAGTTGTTTAGCACTATCTGGATGTTTTTGATTAATATTCAATTGTGTAAAATTAGGGGTTCCTTTGTTATTAACGATTTCTTTATATCCACTAAGATCAAAGAGATCAATCAAGGTCTTACATGTTTCTTGGGGTAGAACATTTTCATAGACCTTGATAAAATCATCCATAACAAAACTCTTTCTGAGCAATCTCATCTAAAGCCTGCATTACTTCTGGAGTAAAATATTCTTCTGGATTTGCAAGGATTTGTTTTGCGTAAATCTTTTTACCATCCATCTCGTAACGACCCGCAACATTTTTCCAGAGTCCGCCGAGTTCCCCGAGTTCCAGAAGACCATAATAACGATCAAGACCGCGCTCATCATAAAATAGACGGATTTCAACGTCTTTGTTCTCCTTACTCAAACGAGATTTAGCAGTCTTAGCTTTGATAATGTTTCCAACGACTTCTGTTCCATCCTTCTCTTTTTTCTTTGAGAGATAAATGATAGTAGAAGCGGCGTAC